CGTTCCGTCCCAGATACCGCTGTATTGCCGCGTCTGCGGGTTATAGTTCGACGGCACCTGCAGAATGCGCCCGCGCAGATGATAATTACGGCTCACCTGCTGGCTGCCGAACTGCTCCGAATCCACCTGTACGCCGACCAGTGCCGTGTTCGGGTAGCACTGTTTCACATCGATGATTTCGGTGTATGACGACCAGAGCGTTTTGTTCTGCAGCTGGTCTGTGGTGCTGTCCGGCGTCATCCTGCGCATCCGGATATTAAACGGGCGCGGCGGCAGGTTATCCACCACCACCGAGGCCAGATACTGCGAGGTGGTTTTGCCCTTAATGGTGATGTCTTTTTCCGTCACCCAGCCACCATTACGCTGTATCTGAACCAGCAGGCGAACTTCCGACGGATTCCGGTCCCCCTTTGAGGTGGTTTCCACCAGTGCCTGCACACCGAAGGTAAAGCGCAGACGGTCGATGTTTGCAGACGTAATGGTGCGGGTGATCGGCGTGTCATATTTCACTTCCGTACCCAGCACCGTCTCGGAGCCGGAGGATTCAAACCCCTCCGGCGGTGTCTGCTCCTGCTCACCGGCACGGAACACCACCGTGACACCGGAGATGTTGGTATTCCCCTCAGTGTCCAGCACCGGCGTACTGTTCAGCAGCACGCTTTTTAATCCATCCACCGGACCTTCAACCGGCCCTTCACTGATGGCGTCTATCACGCTCAGCATCTGGGATGATTTCAGGTTGTCCTTCGCTTCGCGCGGGGTATGCCCCTTACTGCTGCCTTTACCCATTCCTCACGCTCCAGAAACGACAAAACCGCCCTGAGGCGGTTTCACATAAAACGTTTTGCATCAGCGACCAATCACCACAACCTGACCACCGTCCCCTTCGTCTGCCGTGCTGATCTCCTGAGAAGCCACCCGCGACCCCACGCGCATTTCACCGTACAGAACGGGCAGAACATTGCCCTGGGCAACCATGTTATCCAGTGAGGAGAAATAGGTGTTCTGCTTACCGTTATCCGTTGTCTGTGTACGGGGAGTTCTGGCTTTCGGTGCCAGCATCTGCGCCACACCGCCAAGGATCATACTGGCCCCCGCAGCATACATGCCCGATAAAGCCGCAGCTCCCAGCCAGCCTGCAGGGTTCCACCACGCCACTGCAATCAGCGCCGCACCCAGCACCGCCTGAAACACACCGCCACTTTTTGCTCCCGCAAGACGCGGAACGATGTGGATCACGGCACCATTTTTCAGCGGCTCATTAAGACGGGCTGATAATTCGTTTTCGCCTGCATCACGCCCGGCAATGCGCACCTGATACCAGCCATCGCTCAGTTTCTGACGAAACGCCGGGATCTGCATGGCCAGCGCCCGGATGGCTTCGGCCCCCGTTTTCACACGAAGGTCGATGCGGCGGCCAAATCGTTGCAAATCCCCGTAAAGGCAGATGCGTGCCATGCCCGGTGACGCCAGAGGGAGTGTGTGCGTCGCTGCCATTTGTCGGTATACCTCTCTCGTTTGCTCAGTTGTTCAGGAATATGGTGCAGCAGCTCGCCGTCACCACAGTAAATGGCGGCATGATTCGGCACCGATGAACCAAAACAGCACAGCAGCACATCGCCCGGCTGCGCCGCTGACAACGGCACCTGATACAGCCCCGTTGCCTCCATATTATCCAGATAGAGATTCTGACCGTGACGCCACCAGTCATCCTCACGATGAAAATCAGGCATCTCAATTCCCGCCAGATGGTAAGCATCCCGGAACAGCGTGTAACAGTCCGTCACCCCGTGCTCAAAGCGCCGCCCGGTAAGATGTGGCACACAGCGGAACTTGTGAATCGCCCCCCGGCAGACCAGCCACCACGGCAAATCACTCTGCACCTGCAGCCGCCGGTCGGCCTCACTCAGCCAGGGCAGAGCACCGGGGTGACTGTGGACCAGCGCCACAATCTCACCCTGCATTTCTGCCCGCAGCCAGTCCTCCGGAGCCATCCGGAAATACGCCTCCGGCTCACCGGAGATATTCACGCAGGGAAAATATCTTTCCCCCTCCGGCGTGCTTACCACGAAGCCGCACGACTCCGCTGGCGCACATCGCCGGGCGTGCGCCAGAATCGCTGATTCTGTCTCTGTCATGGGATTTACTGCGAAAGTTTGTTAATGGAAAGGAAGCCGCCAAAGTTGCCGACGTTATTGCGAAACTTACAGCCACTCAGGCATTTGCTGCATTTATCCTTCGTGATATCGGACGTCGGCTGATCATATTCATCCGCGACCGCCGGACCATTATAACCGCACTCATCACCGCGATAGGTCCAGGTGCAGGTGTTGGCCAGCATGATGCGCCCCGGAAAAACGGCACCATCCGTTTCCGTCGGTGTGGACAACACAAAGGAGGCACTGACCGCGCTCAGTTCGCTGCACTGCTCGATGCGCCAGCGGCTGATCACCTCCTGCTCCGGATCGGCGTCACTGTTTCCGTTGACGAAGTTCACCGCATCCAGAAAACGGGCGTAAACCTTACGCCTGACCACCGTTCCGCCGACCAGACTCTGCAGGTCTTCCGCCATCCCGGTGACCATGCCGTGCAGGTTAGAGACTTTCAGCGTTGGTCTTGCACTGGCTCCTTTGCCGTTCATCTCAAAGCCGCTTCCCTGAATAGGGTACGCCTGATACTGTCGCCCCTGCCAGGTGACCGGCTCACCTTTTTCGTTCTGCTCATTACAGAAAAAATAACGTTCTCCGCCGACCTCTGTCAGATCGACTTCCCAGAGCACGATCAGCGCGGATTGCTCCGTTTTAGTGCACTCATTGAGTGTTTCCTGCTGTATATCCTGCATCAGTGAGTGACCTCTTCAAAGGTACAGTTAAAATCGGTATACATGGCATTATCCGAAATGCTCCACTCCCTGCAGACAACCCGGACAGTCCTGTTGTGTTTTGGCGGACGCCACAAAAAAGCACGAATCCCGGCATGACGGGATAAAAAACTGTCCAGCGCGGCACGGGAATATTCATCTGTGACACGAAATACCGGTTTAAACGTTTTCAGATCCGCATTCAGACCACCAGCCCGTCTCTGTTCATATCCGTCACCAAACTTTACCGTAATAACTGATGGCTTTCGTGTCGTCTCCATCCCCTCACGGGGGATCCAGTTAAAAACTTCAGGCTCAGGCACTGTACAATCCTCCATCCCGACGCGATGACTGCATAATTGACACAACCCTGCTGTCGATCAGATCCACCAGTCCCCTGGCTGAGCGCGCATCTATCTCGCCATTGCTCCCTTGATTCTGAATGCTGATGTGATACACGGGAGAATAAACAAACCCCCCGCCACTATTCACATTGCCAATGGCTCTGACCCCAAGAGAGCCGTCCGCTGCCCGTGTCAGTGGCATGATAGCTTCAGGCCCGGCCTCGCCCATCAGCCCGGCACCTTTCGCAAAAGCAAAATACGTCGGTGTATCCACAATAGTGTTACTGTAAGCACTCAGATTTGCCGATGTGTAAACACCACCTTTTGCGTTTGCCACCGCCCCCGAAATCCATCCGCCGACCGTACCAAGCCACCCTCCGGCACCGGAGAGTGACTTCAGTCCGTTAACAATGGCCGCATTCATCAGAATTTTTGAAACTTCCTGGAGAATTGAACTCCCCCAGTTTCTCCAGTCCACAACATTTCCGGCCAGTGCATCGGAAATATTTGATACCAGTCCGTCCATAGTGGAAACGACAGCATCTGCCGCCTGCGAAGCATAATCGGTGGCACTGTCTGCCCAGTTGGTCAGCCCCTCCTGGAGTCCTGCATTCCAGTTATTACGTAAAGCATCGGCCTTTGCATAATAATCCTGCTGATCGCTGAGACGCTCTTCCAGATATTTTTTATTCAGTTCTTTCTCCTGTTTCCACAGGGCTTCTTCAATTTCTCCGGCCTGATACTGTCTCAGCAGCTCGTTATTTTTCTGCTCAAACTCATGCCGGATACTCCACATTTCCTGGAGTCGTTCACGCATCCGTGAGCCTTCACCATATCCCAGTAACTGCGCGTCGTTAGACGCCCGGGTACTGGCATTACTGTCCGCCAGGCTGCTTTCATACGCAGCAAGCTGCTCACGAATCTTTTTCTGGTCGATGAGTGCTGCATTCTGCAAAAGCGTTTTTTTCTGCGCTTCTGACAGGGTTGATAATTCGCCCTGACTGACCTGATATTTCATCTTAGCCAGTTCAGTATTCTGCCCTGCCAGTGCTATTTGTTCTTTTTGCTGTTTAATCAGCCGTTTATAAATATCTTCTGTTTTTTCCGCTTCGGTCTTTTTATGCGCTTTGGGTTTATTTGCCTGGTTATTTCGCCAGGCATCCAGTGAGTTATTGATATAATTCTGTCTGGCTGTCTGATACGCCTCTCCCACAAAGCCGAGATCATCCGCAGCATAACCCAAGCGGGCACGCTCACGGGCTTCCCCCTTCAGGCGGGACAGAGCCAGTTCGCGCTCGCTGTTATTCAGTGCAGTCTGCTGTTTATCATCCAGGGTTGCCTGTGGTAGCCGTAACGGTACATTCACCAGCCCCTGTCGCTGCTGAAGTAATTCATTACCGAGCCCGAGAAGGCGATTAAACTCGGTATGCTGCCCATTCATGATCAACAGGGACTGATACGCTTTGTTTTGTTCCGCGGCCTGTTGACGGATCAACGCCACCCGTCGCTCCTCCAGCCCGGCAAGCACATCCTGAATGGATTGCGCTTTGCCCTGCATTTGTGTGAGACGGGACTGTTCAACTGCCAGTTGATTTGTTGCTTCTGCAAGCCCTTCTGTGACAGTTTTTACCGACGTCATGTGGTTAATCATAAAACCGTTATCGGTTGTCCAGCCCGGGTTTGCCAGCACATACTGATAGCCAGCAATTTTTTCCTGTAAGGATTTAATCTTACTTTTCTGCTCGTCAATTAACCTGTTTTGCTCATCAAGTGCCTGCCGCGTCTTTTCCTCATTATCTGACGCTTCAGGAAGCGACATTGCCGACGTTTTCTGGCGAATTTCGTCGATTGTTGCGGCATACTGGCGTGCAGATTCTCTGGCCTGCTCCTGATTCTGATACATCGTGTACCAGGCCGTCGCCCCCAGCATGACGAGTCCCGGCACACCACCAACCAACCCCAGCGCACCACTTAACAGACGACTCCCCACTGACGTGACAGTATTCAGCGTTGTCTGTGCCGCTGTTCTGGCCGCAATATTACGGGTAAGTGACGCCTGGGCAGCTGTCAGCTTCGCTTCTGCTGCGGCCTGCCTTTCGGTACCGCGAGCAGCAACAACCGCCTGTTGCGCACGATAAACCGCCGCACGCGCCCTGGCGGTTGCTATCTGTGTCCCCCGAAGTTGCGCTTCAGCAAGAGCCACTTCGTTTCTGGCTGCAGTAATTAATCCGGCAGTTGCAGATCCAGCAGAAGACGCCATATTGCCAAAATATCGGGCTACCCCGACGGCAACCAGAGCACCGGCAGCGGTTGCCACGGTGTCAATATTGCCTGCAAGACCATTCAGCACCCCGGAGAGCGTCTTCGTCACTCCGCTTGCCTCGTTCGCACCACCAACCCAGGCCATAAAGGCGTTTTCAACTTTGGTTGCAGAGGATGAAACCGTATCAGGCATTGCTGCATATTCATCACGCAACGCCCCAAGCTGACTAATCAGTGCAGGAACAACCTTATCGGCGGTCAACTTTCCGTTATCCGCCATGGCCTTCAGATCCTTACGGGCAACTCCCATTCCCGCAGCCAGAGCACGAATAACACGATCGCCGTTCTCATTCACCGAGTTAAACTCTTCACCGCGCAGCACTCCCTGCGCCAGAGCCTGACTGAACTGCGTGATCACCGAACTGGCTTCTGCTGTACTGGCACCGGATAATTTCAGGCCCGTGGAGATCGCCTCGGTGACTTTCAATACCTCCTCAGAACTGTAACCATACTCCCGCATGGAAGCTGCAGAGCGGGCAAAAAGGCTGGCGTTATCAGAAAAAGCCGTCCCCGTTCTCTGGCTGATCGCCATTAATTCACGCTGTGATGACTGAAAATCATCACTGGACTGTGAGGCCTGCTTCAGACGGGCATTTACTGAATTCCACTCATCGGCGAGAGAAATAAGATGACCGGTAGCAAAAGCCCCGGCAAATGCCCCCGCCATGTTCAGTGCCGAAGATTTAGCTGTATTTATCTGATCCGTCACTTCTGCCAGTGCACGCCGCATTTCACGGGATGCAGCAGCGGACTGCCGGCCTCCGTTCTGCATGGTACGGTAGTAATCCTGCCCCATACGCGAAGCCCGGGAGATCTCTGACTGGAATGACCGGGAATTTGCCGAGATTTTAATAATCAGTTCACGTAATGTCGCCACACTCATTCTCCGGACGAAAAAAAACCGCCGAAGCGGTTATGTTGACTCACTGAGACACTATTAAAAGCGCGTTTTCCAGTCCAGCAAATGGATCTGATACGCCTTCTGTCTGCTCCTTCTCCCACTGAAGAAGCGCATCATTCAGTGGCACTTTGACCCCCTGCGCACCGTAAACAGCTGAAACAATCTGGGCAGCCCGGATATCAGCCCGTTCGTCCCCCAGCGGGCTGAACCTGTCAAATTCTGCCCACATCATGATTTCTGATGCGGACATTTCCCGGCGTAACTCTGACAATGTGCGCCCCATCCTGAGCGCCAGCATCATCAGAAAACGCATCCCCGGAAGCGCTACTTTTTTTTAACCTCGCCGGCATCACTGATCAGTTCCAGAGACTGCCGAAGAAGCCGCGCATGCACCGGGCCATACACGGCAATCACCTGTTCACGATCATCCTCTGAAAATACAGGTTGCAGTCCGGTATCACACAGAACATCGATGAACAGTTCAACATCCGCTTCCAGATTTCGGCGGGCGCGCTCCGCAACGGATAACGGTGTCTCATCATCTTTTGCTTTAACGATCTCCTGCCAGCGCAACCAGGCTTCTGCAGAAGGTTCCCGTAATACAACCGTTGCCCCTTCCCATTCAGGCACATCAACAGTTTTATGGCGAAACCCCGACATCGTTGCCAGTGCCAGATTACGGATATTTTTAGTCATCACATCTATCCTCATTAACTGACGGTAACAGTGCAGGAAGTAGAGGTCACCTTGTTAACAGGGCTTGCTGAATCAGAAATCTCGCAGGTATACGCACCGGCATCACCGGATGCTGCTGATGCCTTACTGAACGTTGCCGCCGTCTGTCCGGAAACAGGAGAACCACCTTTTTTCCAGGCATAAGAATAAGGCGGCACACCACCCGCAGCCTCAACCGCCATTTCAAGTTTCGCTCCAGAAGAAACCCGCAGCGTGCTTTTTAAATCGACCTTCACTTTCAGCGGCTCTGTCGTCAGCACAGGTTTACCTTTCAGGCGCAGAGAAAACGTTGCAGCCACAACACCATTGGTTCCTGCAGACCAGGTATGCTGACGCACCTCTGCCATAAAGGTAAATCCGTTGCCTGACGGAAAAATAACTTTAAAGCCATACGTGGTGTCATTGTCATAGGCACTGCGCAACGCGTTCTGGGCAGCATTCAGATAAAAGTTGCCTGACATGGAAATCTCTGAAGTAGCCCCAAGGCCGTTAATATTTTCCTGCTCAACAGAACACAGCGTGGTGACATCAATATCCTGCTTTTGTCCTGCGGTAAACTGCACCTCTTTGATTGTACAGCTCAGGCCAAGATAGCTGGCAGAATCCAGGGTTTCTGCTGTTACCGGTGCAGACGAAATCATAATTTTCGTCAGTTGCGAACGCTCAAAATTAGAGGACATACTCGTCTCCTGAAAATAATAAAACCCGCCAGCGGCGGGGGGGGAAAATCATTAATGACCTCAGGCTATTACCTGGAATTCAAGCGTGGCTCTGCTCAGACGGGAGTCAGGATCATAACCCTGCGTTTTAGAAATAACGGAGGGTGCCAGTTTTCTTACCGCATCAAGCGCCTGCTCACGAATATTATCTGCGTCATCAGGTACTGTGGCCCAGACATCGATCTGCACGGTAATTCTGGATTCAGCCTGCCCATCAAGCACATCAGATGCCGTGTCAGACACCACAGAAAACACCAGCCACGGCGGAGATACCGCAGGCTTTCCCTCCGTCAGCGGGACCACATAAGGATAAACCTGTCCTCCGGCCAGCTGAGACAACAGGGAATACAGTGTGCCCTCCCTCATTTACTTAAGACCTCATCAATAGCCTGATTCATTCGCTGTATGGCAACCTGCGCCGCCAGCTCCTCTGTCGTATCGAAAGCCGGGCGAATGAATGGATGCGCAGGCATGTTTATCGTTCCCAGCTCCACAAAGCGCCAGTAAAATGCATTTCGGGGATCGCTGGCTTTCATGCTGTTATCACTGTTTCCGGTTCGCAGGTTCCGTCCGCGAATGTGGACACCCGAGATAATTTCCCCCCGACGCTTTGAACGCTGAGTGAGAACAACCACATTTTTCTTCAGTTTCCCGGTTCGCTCCGGCGCACGTTCAACAACTGCATCCCGCATAACTTCAGCACCGGCACGGGTGGCATCGCGCAGAACCTTATTGTTTTCTGCCCTGCTGAGCGTCTCCAAATCCCGTGCAATATCCGCCAGGCCGGAAAAATCAAGACTGAAATCCATCACACATTCCCCTTCAGGCTGCAGAGTATTTCAAGCCGGGTAGCGCGTGCATCCGGTATTGGTGGACCTTCTATACCCAGAATGGCCCCTTTAAATGCACCGGTCAGCACTTTCAGACGTGAAGTCGCTGTCACATCGCGCCGGAATCTCATCCAGACTCTGACCGTAGCCTGAGCGGTTTCTGCTCCGCCTGAGATTATCTCCCTCCCGCTGATACCCTTAACTTCTGCCCATACGGTAGCTCCCTCCGTCACCGTCTCCACCGGATGCCCTGACGGAGAGCGGGCGGTGGTGACATTCAGAATAATTACGCGATCACGTAATCTGCCCGCCTGCATGTCTCCTCCTACAAAGGAATAAAACGATAAGGCTCCAGCAGAGAAGAAAAACCAAACGGGACTGGTGCCTTGCTGACATCTGAGGAATTTTCCCGGTTTTCGTACCAGTGCCCGACCAGCAACATGAGCGCCAGCAAAACATCATCAGCTATAAGCACCCCTTCAGGATCACCTTCCGGCACCGTCTCCTCATAAAGCTTACGGTTGATAAAATTTTCTGCCTTGCGGCAGGCAGCCCGGAAATACAGCATCAGTAACTCATCATCAGTTGCATCATCTGTATCAATACGGCACTGCGCCCTGAGTTTTTCCACTATTGCTGCCATCAGAAACTCCTGCCCGCAACACTGTGCGGGCATAAAAAAACCGCGTCGGCGCGGTCTGTAACTGAACAACGAGTGGTTATTTGCCAGTGAGCGCCTTGATGGCTGCCACATCTTCCAGCACACAGTCAAAACGATGGAAAGCCAGAAATGCCACCTGATCAAACTCAGCATAACGCTCAACCAGACGTTTCAGTTCCATATAAGTAACGCGGCGAATGATAAAGCGGTTGAAATCCCCCAGGAAAATGAATTTTTTTCCGATACCAATCCCGTCAATAGCCTGATCAATAACATAAGGGATCCCCAGCACAGTAGCCGGCGTACCGCCTGCAATATCCGGCAGCCATAACGGGCGTTTCTGTCCATCCTCCATCTCTTCAATAGTCTGCAATGTGGCATCATTGAATGCCCAGCGGTATTTCGGCCCACCACGATATGCCGGATCAATGGCATGTTTCAGGGCATTCATTTCTTTCCAGGTGAAAGCGGCAGAGGCTGCAGTCTGGATGGTTCCCGTCACCGACGCTGCCAGCCCTTTTGGCTGTAACGGTGATCCCGTTCCGGTCCCCTGAACCAGATATTTTGCCTCTCCACGACCAATACGCTGGGCAATACGGTTTGCCAGATAAGATTCAATATCCACCCCACTGTCCTGGAGCAGCTCATTGGACACACGAATTATTTTTGATGACAGCTTTTTAGCCCCCAGAATAGCGGTCCCGAACGTCACATCCTGTTCCGTTGCGGCTGTATTCTCCGCCAGCAGTTCGCCCTCTTCAGTCGTGCCATCAGACGTTGACCAGGTGATATCCTGCCCGGTTGATGTGGTCAGAAGTTGCGCCACACTGGCAATCCCGCCATAAGCCTTCATGGTGTCAATGATTTTGTTACGCATCTGCGTGGGCACCGTATATCCGCCCTGAGAATCCGTTGTTACACTCTGAGCCCGCAGTTCACGCATCAGATTACGCTCTTCAGCATTCAGTTCTGCAAATCCGGCACGCAGAAAACGGTTAAATGCCGCAGCGCGCTTCTCTTCCACCGCCTTTTTCCCGTTCTCCGCCTCATTATTCTGGCGCTCTTCCGGCCCGGACTCATCCACATATGCCTGATCCTGACGGCGCAACTCTTCTTCACGGGCGATTTGCTCATCCAGCGCATCCAGCTCAGCTTTCGCCCTGTTCCACTCTGCCCGTTGCTCATCAGTCCATGCGTTATCACCAATTTTTTCATGCAGTGCACGCATATCCTTTGCAATGGTGTTTCGTTTTTGCTTCATCTCATGAAGTTTCATCGTCAGTAGTATCCTTATGCATTAAGAAGGGTCAAAAGACGCTCACGCGCCATTCGTTCGTTAACAGCTTTCTTCAGCGCACCACTCGCCCGCGCTTCCTGCCAGGCTTTCATTGAGCGGACACCAGAGTCTGCGTCCTGATAGGCCGGATATGTCACCGGGCTGACGTCATACAGACGAGAAATGCGCGTGATTTCCCGGATAACAATCCCCTCGTCGTCTTCATACCAGCTCTCTCCGTCACGGGCGACACGAAACGCGAACGAGGACTGATTAATGTCACCACGCAACATTGGAGACAGCACCAGGTCACAAATAGTCGGAGTATCCGGTGCAACAATGTCATAACGTAAACCGCGTTCATCCACCGACAATGACAACGTGCCGGCAGAACTTCGTCCGAGAATGAAATTAGGATCATGATTAAACAAGCCACGTACATCATCATTCAGTACATCATCAAAAGCCCCCGGCTTGATGATTTCACGAAATCCCCACAGAGGTTCTGAACGACTGTTAAATACCGAGCCATACCCCAGAATGTGGGTCGGGGCATTATCATATTGTTCCGCCCGCACCTCCCCGCTGTAACAGCGCGTTTCACGGTCATTCATCGTTCTTTTCCTCTTTGCCTTTCGTATCTTTAAAGTTATTCAACGGATTTGCTGCATTTACGCTGACCAGCATTTCATCCAGACCGTCAACCGGGTTCATATCCTCAAATGCCCTGGCTTCATTCCGACTCATCCAGCCATCTGTAATGGCAAAGTGATAGAACTGCGCACGCTCCTGTGGGGTCCCACGGAGCAACCCCGTGAGGTTGAAACGAACGTAATACCCGGCAGCCCGTTCTATACGGGTAAACAGGCGACGGTTAAGCTCCTGCTCCCAGTTCGCAACCCAGGGCATCATCGTGTAGCGAACAAACTGAATCGCCTGCTGCGTAATATTCGAAAATGTGGCTTTTTCCAGGTCATTAATCATGTGCGCCGGGACATTAAAAATCCCGGCAATCATCGACCGGTTCAGCTTGGTCATATCAATGATCTGAGCATCCACCGGAGAAACTGTCAGAGCGCGGTAATCCAGTTGCGCAGGCAGCAACATGGTTTTATTTTCCTGGCTGCGAAGCGCTGTCACCGCCCGCTGCCACATATTTTTAAGCCTGCCCCAGCTTTGTTCGTTCAGTTCATTTTTCACAGAAATAATACCGGCAGGACGGGCATTACCGTTAAAAAAGGCGCTGGTATACTGCTGGCCACTCATTCCCATACCAATGGTTTCAGCATGCTGCATGATCGGGCTCAGTCCCATTTTCTGATTGTTTCCCAGCGCCCTGATATGGATCATGTCGTCCGGACTTACCGCAAATGCACCCTCTTCGTTATACACCCCGTAAGTATGACGCCCACCGGTGTTAAGTAACGTGGTTTCCCATGGCATACAGCATTCAAGGCTGGTAACCTCTCCACGACGATTACGTTTTACCCACGTATAACCATTGCCCCACCCCAGCACATGACGCTGCTTCAGTTCCCGCCACTTATAGCTGGTCTGCCAGGCATTCGGTTCATCATGAACGAGCCAGAACAACGGATGATCGCGTGCAGGCTGAACATGCTCATTCGTTTTTCGCATCACATGCAGGGGCATCTGAGCCACACTGGATGAAATAACATAAATACAGGCATAGACAGCAGCCAGCTTCATGGATGTTTCCGGACTGACATACACATCCCGGGCAAAAATATTATCCGTCTCAGCGGCCTCTCCGGTTACCGGAACCGAGGGATTTTCCAGAGGCTCACTGCGAAACAGAGCATCAAGAAGCATGTTTTCTCCTCATGGACACCACCAGTGCATAAAGCAGCAACAAACAGCCCGACAGCATCAGAGACGCTGGCAGACCTGCATACAGATAAACGCCAGCAGTGAGCAAACCGAAACCGATCAGCCCGGTCATATCAGTAATAAGCTGTTTCACAGAATTAACAGGTCCTCATCAGGATCAAGCGTGGACAGAAAGTCATTCACGCCCCCGCCATTTACCAGAAAGCGGCTCATGGCCGTAAAAAGCGCAACAGGGCCGTCGATTTTGGCTTCAGGCGTGGATTTATTCGGGAAGATGTTGTCGTTTTTGTCCGGTTTTACCGTAACGTTAGACATCATCCAGTTCATGACCGGATGATTGCTGTGATGGAAACGCCCGGCATAAACCAGTGATTCCGTTTCCTTCATGGCCTCTGACAGATTGCGGACCGTCTGCGGAACCTCCACCAGCGGTATCCCTTCTTCAGCCAGTGCCAGGCTGAACTGCATTGCGCTCCACGGGTCAAATCCCAGTTCCCTGAGGTTTTCACCGCCAATCCATTCCAGTAAGTCACTTTTTATCTGAGCATGATCGATAACATCACCATCCGTCAGGATGAGCTTATCCATCTCCGCCCACTTCCGGTAAAGTTCTGCCTGCTGCCGCGAGCATCGCTCCAGCCGTCCTTCCGGAAGCCAGAATTTAAAATCAGCATGAACATGTCCGTTATCGGTTCGCCAGAGTTTTGCCGCCGCACAGATATCAATCTTATGAGCAAGGTCTACGCCGACCCACATGGGATATGTTTTCAGCTCATGTTGTGGAGCAATGTATTCGCACTTCTCCCACTTAATCATATCCATCCAGGCAGATTCGGCAGTGACCCACACATTCATGTGTTTAGTAAAAAAATTCACCCGCGCAGAGACCTGCTCCTTCGCTTTTTTCGCCAGACGACGCAGATCATCCCAGCGTTTACAGATGCCCAGGCCAGGATTCGCTTTCTGCCAGACCGTTTCATCAAACGGATCATCTCCCTCATCGAGCGTGTAAATGATCGCAAAGTAGGAGTCGTCTTTTACCGCGCCCTCCACGTCGCTGTTATAGCCTCGCAATACCTTAATGGCGTAATCGCGCTGCTCGTAGCAAATCCCTTCCTTGTTAAAGCCAGCCGTGGTGATGCCAAATAACAGAGACTGCAGACGGGCACCGGTTGCCGTTTCCAGAACGTCCCACACGTCACGGGTTTTATGAGCATGCAGCTCATCAATAATGGCGCAGTGGATGTTCAGACCGTCCAGGTTGTTTGCATCCGAGGAAAGCGGTTCAAATTTTGATGCGCTCTGCTCCTGGTAAATCGCCAGCTTGTTGAAATCAAACAACCGCCCGAGTGTCGACCGGGCTTTTCTGACCATATTTTTGGCGTCTTCAAACACAATTCTGGCCTGGTCACGCGTGGTTGCGGCTGAATACACCTCAGCCCCGCCTTCACCATCTGCCCCCGTCATATACAGACCGATACCCGATGACAGGGTTGATTTTGCGTTTTTACGGGCAACTTCGTTGTATGCTGTCCGGAACCGGCGCACCATCACCGGGCGTCCACTGCCATCGCTGCGCATGACAACTTCCCCGGTTTCTTCATTCACCAGCGGAATGACAAAACCAAAAATATTAATGAGGATAAACACATGCCAGTCCATCAACTCAATGGGCTGACCTGCCAGCGCCCCTTTCACATGGGGTACAAATTTGTAGAAATTAAGGATGTGCTGTGCACGAGGTTCACTGAAATAAATCCCCCGCTCTTCGCCGTACTTCAGATCATCAAGAAAACGCTGGCAGGCCAGACGGACAAATTCGCCAGCAACAATTTCTCCTGCAACAACACGTTCGGCGTAGCGGATCCCGTCAGCCACTTTTGCCATCAGTCTCTCGCTTTTAAAAGCTCTGCCAGCGGATCAACATCATCCGGTCCGGCGGTATTTACTTTCGCCCGGCTTGCCGGTGACATACCAAACTCTGCAAGCATCGCCCGAATCCGCTTCCAGGCATCAGCCTTCATCGCAGCAGCCGGGTGTGCCTTGATCAGCACATCGCCATTCTGCGTTTCCGTGCGGTAGGTATAACCCTCAACATCGAGTATTTCGCAGTGATGCCGGTATTCGGTGTAGGCTTCCACCAGTAACTCGAGCGCACGTGCATCGAGCTGAGAAATGATCCCTTCCGCATTCAGCTCTTCCGCCATTCGCCTGAACCAGTACTTCCCCTGCGCCCCTAAATGTTGCGGAATTTTAGGGAGACCTTTTTCATCCTTTTTAGCGGTTTTTTTGGAGTCTTTAACTGGCCGCTTTGAGGGGTTACCTCGTATCAAATGCAGGCGTGGCGGGGTTTTCGGGGGTCCAGACATAATCGGTTTTACCTATCAATCATTTAATCACATTCCAAAAAAAAGTTTTCGAACCTGCGGCGATGCGAGGAAAGGTCAGGCGGCGGTACTGAGCAGCCAGGGTTGCAGAGATTTGACCTGCCCCTCCCCTACAGATGGGAACTGTTATCAATTGATGCGTTCGCGCGCTGTTTTTGCTTTATGACAGGGCCAGCACAGACTCTGCAGGTTACTGTCTGCATCCGTGCCACCATGAGCTTTCGGAATGATGTGGTCCACAGTTCTGGCTTCAACGGCTCTCCCATTGCGCAGGCAGTTCTGACACAGATGATTATCACGCTTCAGTATGCGCGCACGTATGGCATCCCATTTCGAGCCATAGCCACGCTGGTGGCGGCTCAGTCCGCGTTGATGCTGTACCCATCCTTCGCCACGATGTTTATCGCAGTAACCAGAACTGTCTGTGGTTGTACCTGCACATCCACGTTTACGGCAGGCTCGTGGGATTAGTGCTGGCATGTTTCGCCCTTATATAAATCAAAAGTGACCTGCATTGAGTATCTCCATGAAATAGATTTGCCGCTGATATGAGCCAGATCAATAGACTTCATGAGCTAACGGGTGTAGATATTACTTTTTACTTCAGAGGGTTAACTCATGGATATTAAGGATAAAATCAATACCATTTTGTTATGTGACATTGCCATCCACCTAGGTATCGAAACTGATATTGATCCACAGCTTGTAAAATATGCTGTGTCATCTGGTAATGATTGGGTTATGAAGGCCGAATATTCACATTTGGATGTTGATGAACCAAGTAAAGAAGATCGTGATTTTGTTACTGCTGTCTTGAATATGTACCGCGGACTTTCCAATGCTTTCAGGAAACTTAGTGATGACGAGCAAAAAGAATTAGGGAAGGTGCGAATAAGCAGGTCATTTCTTCCCAAGCTGACTCGTTGATTAAAATTTCGCGGATCTGGGCCGATTTTTTTCCCGCAAACACATCGAATCAGCCTATTTAGGCTATTTTTTCCACCATTTCTGGCGTTATTTCCGGTTTTTACTGAGATCTCTCCCACTGACGTATCATTTGGTCCACCCGAAACAGGTTGGCCAGGGTGAATAACATCGCCAGTTGGTTATCGTTTTTCAGCAGCCCCTTGTATCTGGCTTTCACGAAGCCGAACTGCCGCTTGATGATGCGAAACGGGTGCTCCACCTTGGCACGGATGCTGGCTTTCATGTATTCGATGTTGATGGCCGTTTTGTTCTTGCGCGGATGCTGCTTCAAGGTTTTTACCTTGCCGGGACGCTCGGCGATCAGCCAGTCCACATCCACCTCGGCCAGCTCCTCGCGCTGTGGCGCTCCTTGGTAGCCGGCATCGGCTGAGACAAATTGCTCCTCTCCATGAAGCAGATTACCCAGCTGATTGAGGTCATGCTCGTTGGCCGCGGTGGTGACTAGGCTGTGGGTCAGGCCACTCTTGGCATCGACACCAATGTGGGCCTTCATGCCAAAGTGCCACTGATTGCCTTTCTTGGTCTGATGCATCTCCGGATCGCGTTGCTGCTCTTTGTTCTTGGTAGAGCTGGGTGCCTCAATGATGGTGGCATCCACCAAAGTGCCTTGGGTCATCATGACGCCTGCTTCGGCCAGCCAGCGATTGATGGTCTTGAACAATTGACGGGCCAGTTGATGCTGCTCGAGCAGGTGGCGGAAATTCATGATGGTGGTGCGATCCGGCAGGGCGCTATCCAGAGATAATCGGGCAAACAGGCGCATGGAGGCGATTTCGTACAGGGCATCTTCCATGGCACCGTCGCTCAGGTTGTACCAATGCTGCATGCAGTGAATACGCAGCATGGTCTCCAGCGGATAGGGCCGTCGGCCATTGCCCGCCTTGGGATAAAACGGCTCGATGACAGCGGTCATATTCTGCCATGGCAGAATCTGCTCCATGCGGGAGAGGAAAATCTCTTTTCGGGTCTGACGGCGCTTAGTGCTGAATTCACTATCGGCGAAGGTGAGTTGATGGCTCATGATGTCCCTCTGGGATGCGCTTCGGATGAATATGATGATCTCATATCAGGAACTTGTTCGCACCTTCCTTAGTCCGTGACCATCATCTAAAAATACATGATGGGGAAATTCAGCTCCCAGGTTTCGACGGTCATAATGAATGCGATTACTTCAGTATCATTGAGGCATATCAGAAAATTGATCGCTTCCCCGAACAGAAACAGCCCATTGCCAATACTCATTCACGTACAGAACATCTCTATAACGCAATGCTTGATGAGTTTAAGAAAATTGACGCTGTAAATCGAAGCTGGGATTTATCAAAGGAAGAACTGGCATCCATTCTTTCCACAGCTCCACGCAGTTTCTAAGTGCTTTAGGCGGGTTTCCAACCCGCTTTATTATGCTCGTATAAAAAAGGAAGCTCCCAAATTAACCAGCACGGATTTCTTTTCCTCAATGTGGCGGTCAAGTTCAGCAACTGCATGCGGGCGTATAGCCTCAATAAAGGCATTATCTTAATAGGCAGACTGGATTGTCACACCAAGCCCAGCACCACTTTCTAGTATACCTTTCTGTCGCTGTAGCTCTTTCATCTCGTTATAGATGTAATGCGCGTTACTTAAGTTCTCTGCGTTCATGCCCCGCTTTCTTCCTGCAGTTAGCCTGCACTGATTTGTTATGCGCCAATATGTCCCGTTTCGTCTGTTTATCCAGCACGGTAATATCGTGCTCTGTTAGGTAGATGATGTTCACCCAGTCACAGGTCGTGTCCGTTACTTCAGGCTTTGCGGGTATAGCTTTCGCGCAACTCGTGGTCAACATCGTCATCAGAAAGATGGTTAACAGTCTGCTGTACATCCCTAGCCCCTTTTATTGTCTCTACCCTGCGTTTGGCGACCGCTTCAATAGCCGCTGCACGTTCTTCCGTACGTTGCTGGTCTGCTTTTGTTTCAGCGATTCTGGTACCGCGTGATTTACCCAGACCAAAAGCACCAGCAATTGCTGCCAGTGCAGCAAGAACTAAGCCAATAATCATTTCAAGTCCCATAGTGACCTCACACCAGTGCGGCTTTAGCTTTGGCGTAACGTTCACGACGTTCTTTAATGCCGTTCTGCCCGCCATTAATAATCTGCGTGACGCGCTCCAGCTCTCCCGAGTAAAGGAGACAACCACGTAACGTGAAAAACCAAGCAGCAGAACGGGCAGCATGCTTCTCCTGCGTCAGCAACTCTGGTGTACCGATTAGATCAAGCTTCAGCGCCGTACCGCATTTGGCGTAGTTCTCCCGGCCGGTGATTTGAAGCAGGCCACGACCACGATATTTCCAGCCATCCCCTTGGCTGTTATTCCCCAGGCGGTTACCGTAAACCAAATTGGCTATTTGCTGCTGGTGGGCTATCTGCCTACCATCGATACGTCCCAACATTTCACACTGATACGGAGTCAGGCGTTTACCAAAGGTTTTCTTCAGCCCCTCTACCGAATAGTTAAAGCTCTCCACCAGCGAGGTAAAACCGGCCGATTCGTGCCCAACTTGTGCAATGAACATGGCCTGATCGTTAACTGCTGTGATTCCAAACTCTTTCAATGCCGCATCAATGTGCGGAAACCAGCGCGCAGAAAGCCCGGTGCTGATACCAGCCGCCTGCTGAAATTGTGATTGGTTCATTAGCGCCTCAGATGATCAACCAGACGTGCCACGTTGCCTCTGACGGCTACCAGCACAGAGAGGAAAATAATGTTGGCCCCGATAGTGCCCCATGATGAGTACGGGTAAATACCGCACAGATACGCCAGCGGAACAGCACTGTACATGACCGTAAGCAGCCACGCTAAACGAGATATCCACGGCCGATGTCGCGAGTCGCCGCGACGGTAAAACATCAGGGTTAACACTACCCCAGCACAAAGCAATGCATTAAAAGTTGCCGATAGGTCATTTTGTACCACCTGAACCTCCCCGGCGCGTTATGAGCGCCACCAGCGAACCGATATCCTGGTTATTCAGAAACGTCAGGATTTTAACGGCTAAAGCAGAGACGATTACGGCACCAATAGCATCCAGAGGTTTATCACTGTATCCGGTCAAATTCGCCAGTTTGGAACCAACTAACCCAGAACACAAAACCCCAGCGATATATGACACTATGAAATATGCCAGTCGGCGCGTTGCCGTCAGATCTGCAGTTGTCGCTATGTAGAAAACAGCTCCTGCAAATGCGCCAAATACAACACCATAATCCGTACCTGTAAACAGGCCATAAATACTGACTCCCGTTAGAACTCCTCCGGCTAACCCAGTACCGGAAATAGGATCGGACATTAAGCCACCTCTTATGACTGCGGGTTCTCTGAGAAAAAAATGTAAGGAGAGGAATGGAGCTCAGACTCACCCCCTTATACCAAAGGGGAAGTGAAAGTGATTCCCAGCTCCTGAAATGCAAAAGCCCCCATTGGGAGCCTTCGAAGTGGAGAAACTCTAGCTAATTTTATTTTGTTGGTTTAGGGCCCAATGTAAATTTTGATTTAGTTCCTTTTCTTAACCGTTTAACATCAGGGAAAATATCCACCAACCGTTCAGTACACTTAATCAAAGATTCAGTACATAGCAACATACCCATTATTATATATCCAAAATCGAACTTGTTAAAACAACCAGTCCCTCTCCCATTCGGTTCCATTTTGTAATATGATATAGGGAGTATGTGTGTGTAATGCGATAGAAAATCAAACATCACTTTAAACGATTTTGGGTCTTTCCCTAGTTTAATCAATAAATCGTCTCTATTAGGAATTGTTAAAGCCTTGCCTGACAAGCAACGTTTCCTAGTACCACTATCAAGTGATAAAAAAGCAGGGTTTTTATTGAGTCTTTCCGCAATTATACTCTGTTGCTCATTATAAAACTCTAATGCTTCTGTATTATCACTTTGCGTGAATAATTCTATCCTTTTTACACAATCATTCATGTGCATAACATTTAGCTTTGCTGACCAAGCCTCTTCTGAATCTGGTGCTTCAGACAAATACATAAACAGAAGTTCAGCTTCAAGGATCGCCCTGACATGAGATGCTATAGAAGCAAAATCCCAGAAATCGTAATCTCGCTTAGCCCATCTGGACTTAGGAACATTAGAAATCATAATCGAAGCATGAATGCAAATTCGCGCAAATATATATGTTGACCAACCTTGATAAGCCTCAGCCATTCGCACACCTACTCCCTGACTTATCGCATTGGCTTCACAAACAGCTTTATCAAACTCCCTAAGAACATGGTGGAAGTCATCAATTGTAAAATCATTACGTTCGAGTGGATTCTCTAAGTTTTCTGCCTTATCTGATTTCATGTTGCAATGGTCCAAAAAGTAATTAAACGCATGCATTGTAATACAAAAAACCCGCTCATCGGCGGGTTTTGCTTACTTTACCATCGCATACAAAATCGGCAAAATATCATGTTTACACAAAATTTACGCAATTTAATTGACTTTTGCAATATCTCATCGTGAAAAGATCGCTTTTTGTTGCGATCTCTTTTTCACGGTGGAAATCAAGGATTCTGTATCGAGATTCTTAAAAATGTCGCACATCTCACGCCAGTAGTTCGCATAATTATGGCTCCAGTTGTCTGGCTTAACTCCACACAGTCTGGCAAGCTCCTGTCGCTGGTAGACCTCACGCCCGGTAACCCATCCCCTGACATCCTGTGCCGCCAGCCATATCAACTTCTTCACACGCTCCAGCGTTTTTCCTGCAATTTTTCTGGTACCAGACTGGGTTTTAAATTCATTCCACACCCACTGCGTTATCACGATCTGATGCTCCCAGCAAATGTTTCCGCCGTAACACCACAACAACCAGGCTTTATGATGTTCTTCAAGAGACAGAACAGCCCGCCGCCACGATGATGTCGAAAACTCAACCGGACTGACCAGAGGAATTGACGTCCCCTTCGCCAGCGATTGTTTCCCCGGGATTGGTGGATTATCCCGCGTAATCATTTTTCCGGTCACTTCATCTCGGTACCGGATTTTTTTACGCCTGTAACGCCCTGTATCGAACATGGCATTCTCCTGCCAGGCTTCAAGCTGACCTTTTGTTGCCCCACTCAAATCAGCGGTGGCGATAATGAGCTGCTCACGCACAAACTGTAAATACTGGTTATTCATGCGCACTCCAGTTCTGTGATTTTTATCCCCAGCCGCCCACCAGGAACGAGCTGACCGCGCACAATATTGATTTCATCAAACTGCTCGTCGTCTATGAGAAGCCCCGCATGCGTCAGTGCATCCAGCGGTGCTTTCAGGATATTGTCCAGGTCCCGACGGCGCTTATCCGGCGGCTCTGCAGTAATTTTTATTGCCAGTCTTCCGGACAGGTTTAATTTCAGCCGCTGCTGGCGAACAATTAGCGCCACATCACGGCGATAACGCTTTCCGGCCTCCGAGATGAAATACGTATTGCCATGACGTCGCCAGTAGGTATTCACCGTCGGCGGGTAAGGCAAAACAAATTCTATGCGTTCAGTCATTCATGCTTTCCACTTCAGGACACCCGAATTTCTCGCGTGCATTAAAAAACGAATCAGCAACAACAGCTGGCTGCCGTGTTTTTCTTCAAAATCTTTTACCCCGGCGTGCAGTTCGTTATGACATTTACGGCACAGCGGAATAACAAAC